AATACTTGATACGAATCCACCCGACGAGAATAGTGAGTGGTACGATTTCTTTGAAAAGAGAAAACCTTCAAACGCAGAAATATTTAAACAGCCATCTGGTTTAGCCCACAATGCTGAAAATATTCCTAATCTGAATGACCCCAATTATTACAAAACTCTGGCCATCGGCAAGAACGAGCAATACGTCCGTGTCTATATCGAGGGGAAATACGGATATACCCAAGAGGGCAAACCGGTCATCGAGCAATTCAATGACAACGTGCATATTGCGCTGTCTGTTATTCAGCCGATGGAGGATAGGCCGCTGGTATGCGGATTTGACTTTGGGTTAAACCCCACTCTTCTTTTGGGACAAATAACTTCGCGGGGAAAATTATTAATTCTCGAAGAGTTTGTTTCTGACGGGATGGGATTAAAAAACTTCTTACAAAATGTAGTAATGCCGGTATTGCGTGCCAATTTTTTCGGTATGCCGATTCAAGGTGGATATGGAGATCCTGCCGGATCGCAGAGAACGCCAACGGACGAATCAACGTGCTATGATGTTCTGAGAGATTTTGGATTAAAACAGATTATGCCGTGTCCAACGAATGCGTTGTTGCCTCGTATAGCCGCAGTCGAGGGATTGCTTACAAAAATGATAGACGGTGAACCGGCGCTGATTATTTCTCCAAAATGTGTTATGTTAAGAAAGGCTCTCAATGGTGGATATCATCGGCAGCGGATAGCAGGGACGACGAATGAATTTTCCGATCAGCCCTTTAAGAATATTTATTCCCATCCCGCGGACGCGCTCCAGTATCTTTGCTATTACGTTACGGATGCAAAAAACAAAAACAAGCGGAACGAAGAAGTTTTAAAGCGCATAGGGCATCAACATAAACATAAACCGGCGTCATCGATTGTCGGACTTTAGGGAGACATATATGGAACAATCCATTGCTATCGACAATAGGTCTTTTGTGAAAGATTCCATCCCTTATTACGTTGGATTATTTACGAACGATTATGAAAAAACAATTTCCGAAGTAAAATCGCCAAAAAGTTTCACAATAAATAAAATTTCTCATTCGATGGCGAACAGCTTTGTTTTTGAGCATCATTATCTCCATCGAAGATTATATATTGCAAGAAACGTAAGCTACGGGCTATTTGCAAAAGATTTTTGTGTTGGAGTTTGCATGTTTGGGTATCCTGTCTGGAGAGAATATCCAGAACTTGTCCCTCCTCTTTCCGTAAACGAAACCCCAGAGCTTTTGCGTTTGTGCACAATGAAAGGATTACCCAAAAACACCGAAAGCTATTTTACTTCACGGTGCATGAAAAAGATGTTGAATGATTGGGAAAAGGAGACGGGAACCAAACCAAAATGTATAACTTCTTTTTGTGATAATGCTATGGGATTCAGTGGAGCACTATATAAATCTTTAAATTTTTCTTTTCTCCGTACGACAAAAGGACGGTCATCAAATCCTTGTGGGACTCATGGCAAGTGGCAAAAAAACAGTCAAAAGCAAGATTCTGAAAAAACAATGTATGTTTATTATTTTAATCGATAGGGGAGGCACACCATGGCAGACGAAATTATATTAACGGAAGAACAGATTCAAAAGTTCAAAGACTGGCTGTCCGCTCTCGGGACGAAACTCAGGGGAATGTTTACGACAAACGAAGCGAACCGGCGCCCGAAAGAAACTGAATGGCTTGAGGACTTGCGCCAGATACGCGGCATTTACGATCCTGACGTTAAAATCGAACCCGGCAATAGCAAGGTCTATCCCAAGATAACAAGGGCGAAGAACGCGTCGCTGTTATCCCGCCTGAACAGTATGCTATTTCCCTCCACCGACAGGAATTATACTATTGAACCCACGCCCGAGCCTGATCTTGCTCAGGCGATTGTTGACGGCCTTGGCCAGAAGGTAGTGCAGGAAATGACGGCGGAGGCACAGCAAGCGGCTCAAGCATCCGGCCAGCAGCCTCAGCCTTTGAATCCAGAGGAAGTCTCAAAGCGACTCAAGCAAAGAATAAAGCAGTATGCGGCTAACACCGGCGCCTTGATGCAAAGCGAAATGGATGACCAGCTTATTGAAACAAAATATGTCGATGAGGCAAAGTCCGTTTTAAAATCAGGTGTCCAGTATGGAACGGGTATATTCCGTGGTCCCTTTACCAAAACTATTAACGAGAAAATCTGGAATTATATTGACGGTAAATTCGTTTCGAGCATGGTGGCGAAAAAATATCCTATCTTCAAATTCACTCGCCTCTGGGATTTTTATCCCGATATGGGCGTGACTGATCCGGAAAAGCTATCCGGTTATTTCGAGCGCCACGTAATGAACAAACTCGAATTGAAAGACTTGGCAGAGCGCTCTGATTTCTACGGAGATGTGATAAAGACATATATGACAGAACATCCCAAAGGTGATGCCCAGATTAAGCCTTACGAACAGGATCTCCACGATATTGACTCTCAGGAAAAGAGAAAGTCCGAGGGTGTGAAGACCGTTGGGGAGAATTACGAGGTTCTGGAGTTCTGGGGACTTCTTGAGAATGAAAACGGCGAAACCTTTGAAGCGGAGGCGTGGTTGCTCGGGAGTCAGGTGATTAAGCAGGGACCGAATGACATTATCGACGGAAAGCGTCCTCACCGGTTTTTCTATTACGAAAAAGACGAAACCAGCATATTTGGTTTTGGATTAGCCAGAATTATACGGCACAGCGCTCTAACAGTGGGCGGCGCTACAAGAGCAGCTTTGGATAATGCCGCATGTCTAGGACCGCAGATGGAAGTGAATGTCTCATTGCTTATGAGCACTCAAGACCTTGACGGTTTTTATCCGAGGAAGATGTGGTATCGTGAGGGGTACGGTGTTGATTCCCAGTATCCGGCGATTAGGCCTATTCAATTTGATTCGCATCTACCCGACTTATTGGCGCTCAAAGACCACTTTGTCAACTTTGCACATGTAGAGAGTTGCCTTCCCGAGTGGGTGACATCCGAGGCACCGAAAAACAGCAACGAAACCGTGGGCGCCGCTTCGATAAAAGTTGGCAATGTTCTCATTTCCCTCGAAGATATTGTCAAGAATTTTGACGCGCTTACCACCGTGACCATGAGGGCAATTTACCTCTGGAACATGGAATTCAATCCCCGCAATGACATCAAAGGCGACTGCCTGGTGAAAGCTCAGGGTTCGAGCAATCTCATTACCAAAGAAGTCAGGATGCAGTCTCTTAATCTGTTGTCAACGACTTTGACTCCGGAAGAATGGTGTTACGTTCCCCGCGGAGAGTTCCTGAGAGAAAAGTGGAAAGCTCATGGTATGCCGGCATCGATGTTGAGAAGTGATGACGAAGCCGCTCCGTATCTGGCCGTGCTGAATGATCCGGAAATGAAGAAGTTGGCAATGCAGGTGCAGTTGGCTGAAATTGATTACAAGAAGGCTATGACTTTGAAGGCCACGGCTCAGGCAAAAGATAAGAACGCAGAGGCGGGGATAAAGAAACCGGCCGCAGATGCCGCGGTGAGAGTCCAAGATGCGAATGTGTTGGAGAAACACGCAAAGGTGGCAGAAGTAATTCACGGTGCGGCACAGCCGGAAAAGACGGGAGAGACGAATGGAGGCGGGAAGAAATGAAGGTTTTAGTCGCTTGTGAATTTTCAGGAATAGTCAGGGAGGCTTTTAATGGAACCATATGATTTTTTAAGACAACATCCAAGCAAAAAAGAATACAAAAATAAGCGAACAGATAAAGAAGTTAAAGCCTGTATATGGGCTCCCGGTATTGTCGAAATAACTTTTATGGGAATAAAATACTCTAAAACAGGAACTCGTAACATTGGGCAAAAAACAAAGACAATCGGCAAAGAAGAATTTAACAGAAAATACTATTTACATGACAATGGAATTTAGCCAACGCAATGGCTGAACAGTGGGGATAGAAAGGATTTAATATGGAACGCACAACTAAGGCTAATATCATCGGGCAGATTTACGAGCACAGCAATTCAGACCTTTTGAAATTGTTTCTTTCACTGATGGAGGCTATGATTGACGAAAACCGTGTCAAGATAGACACAGCGAGAATCGAGGAAATACCTAAAATACAGGGGCGCATACTACAGTTGAAAGAATTGAAGGACATGTTTGAGAAAAGTCCGATATTGAAAAAATAACCCGTCTTCATCGGCATTGCCGATGTCACAAGAAAGCCATCGTAGAAGAAATTTTACGGTGGCTTTTTCTTATAAAATAAATTTTTCTTGACATAAATAAAACTACTGTGTTATTTTGGACACATGGAAAATATGGCAAGTTTGACACACTTTTATTTTTGAGGGGGCTGTAATGGCAAAGAAGAGTGTAGAAAATGAAGGAGCAGTAGAAGTAAACCAGCTTTCCGATATGCCACCGGCAACGGAAAGTGCTTTTGACGAGGCTTTTGGGGAAGGAACATCCGGCACGTCCGGTTCGGAAAAGGCTGAAGTAACTGATGATAATTTGTCCACCGCGGGTGACGAATCCGCATTAGGTACAAACGGGACTCAGGCACAGCAGCCGAAGAATGAACTAGGAACCGCAGGAACTTCCGGCGAGGATTACAAGCATAAGTATGAGACTTTACAGGGACTATTTACTCAGGAAAAGACTGAGAAAGAGAACCTAAAAACTCAACTCAGTGAAATGGCTACGAAAATAGCCGACATTGAGAAACTTAAAACTGGTACTCCCGCAGAAAAAAAAGAAGCCAAAGAGATTAAGGCGGATCTGATAAAACAGCTTACCGACCTTTATGCCGACCTATCCGAAGAAGAATTATCGGCGTTGGCGACTTACGATGACGAATTTGATACCGTCAGCAAATCGGAGGCAAAGAAGAGAGAGCAGTTTGCAAAGAGAATCGCGGCGTATGTGAATGACGCTATCGAAAACTCGAACAAAACTCTTCTCACGGAATTGGCTCCCTATCTCCTGGCAAATGAAAAACGGCTTGGGGATGAACATCTGACGACCATCAAAACCGCTCATCCGGACTTTGAGAAGTATCGGGATGATGGGTCGCTGAAAAATTGGATAGAAAGCCAACCGGCTTACCTCAAGAAAGAATTCTCACGAGTTTACAATGAGGGAGAGTCGGACGAAGTAATAGACCTCTATTCCCGATTTAAGAAAGATAACAATATTGGGAGCGCTGGAACGGCCGGAACAAAAGGTGTTGAGATTGATGCTGATAAACAGAAAACACTCAACAATCAGGAAGTGGTCGATTCAGGCAAACGGGCAGTCGGAGTCGGCGGCGGAACTAAAGCCAAAGATTACGACGGCGCTTTTGATGAAGCCTTAGCCGCAAGCCAGAAATAGCGTTCTCCAATTCTCTTAAAAGGAATTAGGAGGCTACACATGAACGTTTATGGAGATATCTCTCCCAGGACAGCGGCTTACGCGGCCGTCGAATTGTTAAAACGCGGGATGCCTTATTTGCTGATCGAAAAATTTGGTCAGAGTAAGCCCTTGCCCGGAAATAAATCAACCACCATCAAATTCCGGAGATACGAACATCTTCCGTTGACGCTTACGCCGTTGACTGAAGGCGTAACTCCGCCCTCGCAGAAATTGACCTACACCGATGTCACAGCGACATTGGAACAGTTGGGTAATACCATAGGTATCTCAGACGTCATTGCGGATACCCATGAAGATCCCGTGTTTCAGGAAGCCCAGAACGTCATCGGTGAGCAGGCCGCAAAGACCATTGAAACATACCGTTTTAACATCCTGAAGGCAGGCAGTAATGTTTTCTATGCCAACAGCGTAGCAGGCAGAACTTCCGTTGTAACCGCACCGTCTCGTGCAGATCAGCGCAAGATTGTCCGTACTTTGGAACGTCAGCAGGCCGGCCACGTTACTTCGATTATCCGATCAACTCCGTCGTTCAACACAGAGAGCGTTCTTCCCTGTTTCGTGGCGCTTTGCCATGTGGACTTGAAATCGGATATCCGCAGCATGAGCGGTTTTATCGATGTGAAGGATTACGGCCAGGTCGCTCCTTTTGAGTCTGAAATCGGCGCCGTGGAAGATGTTCGTTATCTCCACAGCACTATTTTCACTCCTTATGCTGATGGCGGCGGAGCCAAGGGGTCTCTTATTTCGACCTCGGGAACTTCAGCCGATGTCTATCCGATAATGTTTATCGGTAAGGACAGTTTTGGGCTTGTCGCTCTGAAGGGTAAATACGCCATCACTCCGATGGTCATTAACCCCACTCCGTCGAAGTCCGATCCTCTTGGTCAGCGCGGTTCCGTATCGTGGAAGACCATGCAGACAGCGGTAATTTTGAACGATGCCTGGTTCCTGATTTATGAAGCAGGATGCACGAATTAAATGAAATAAAATAATCATTTACCGTATAGGAGGTAAATTATGAGTTCAGTATTAAGTATAGCAAAAGTAGCCCTTCGCAACGTCTTCGAGGCTTTTCCTTCGGAAGCGGCGCGGAGAGCTATTGCGGGAATAAATAATAGGGTCTTGGGAAAGACCGATGGCACTTTCACTCTGGCCGGATTAGCCGCTGGTAATGCGGGCACGGCTGGTATTGCAGTGGCAAACGCCCTTAATTACATCATTGACGGAAAGAAATATGCGGGGACAGCATGGGCTGATAAACCGATTCCTACGTCTTTGGGGACTCAGGGAACCGGTTGCTATTGCAAATATCTCGTGTCTTACGGCACAGATGGCGCTCTTACCTTTACCAAGGGAAATGAAGCCGCAGGTTCGGCTGGTGCTTATCTTCCGGATCTTCCGGATGAGAGTTGCCCCATCGGATTTTTCGTCATTCAGACAGGTGCCACTCATTATACCGCGGGTGTTGGCGCTCCGGCAACGGACACAACCACTGTCGGGTATTATGATCTGGTGAGTATGCCGATTACGGAACACTAATCGGTAAAACTTTAAATTAAAAGAGGGGGAGTATCATGGGACCAGGTGGAGTAAGAGTGTCGGGAGACGCAGTGAACGATAATGTTGGTGGCGAGTTGGGAGTGGATAAGCCCGTTAAGGGACCTGACAAACCCGTATCGTCAAAGAAAATCGAAACAACAACCGTGGATGTCGATCCGAGTATTTTTACGCATCCTGAAGGCCATAAACGGAAATGGGTCATTTTACGTGACACGGGAAATCCGCACGAGAATAAACAGCCTTTTGTTTCTCTCAACGGATTTGCGTTCAAGATTCAGAAGAACGTGCCTGTCCATTTGCCGGTGCCGGTTATTGAGATGATGAAACGCTGCGTTTTTACGAAAATTGAGCGCGATGACGACGGGAATGAATTCACACGTGATATTCCTCGTTACAACATTGAGTTGGTGCCTCAAAATGAGGTGCCAGAAGGCTAGAAAATGCTGTTGACGGAACTGGTAAATATTTTCAGAGTCCAGTTTTTGGATGATGTTGCGGAACCATACCTCTGGGAAGATCCAGAGGTCGTTTCGTACATTATTCAGTCTGAGGCTGAGGCGTGCGAGCGCGCGCATCTGATAATTGACGATACGACACCGGCCATATGCCTTTTACCTATTCAGGTCGGTCTTGCGAAGTATTCCCTTGACGAAAAAGTATTGCTTATCAAGAGAGTGCTTTATGGTTCTAACGGCACCAGTTCCTACGAATTAAAACAGCGGACACGCAGTCGATTGGATGAAGAAAGTCCCGGATGGCAAAACCGTTCCGGTACTCCCTGGGCGTTTATCTGCGAGGATAACGGCGAAATTACCATTGTCCCTCCGCCGATAGGTACTGCGGGGACGGATGGCGTCTTGAGCACGTCTGGGACGGCAGGGACGGCATTTTTACAGGTATCCCGACTTCCGGTGAACACCCTCACCCTTAATTCAACGGCAGGGTCGGGAACGGCAGGCTTGGGGATAACCTATCCTGAGAGTCCATCTCAATATCACATGAGAATGTTGTATTGGGCTGCGCATCTGGCTTTTTTGAAAAACGATTCAGAAACATTTAATCTTGCAAAGGCGGATAAATACGAGGCTCTTTTTGAGCGATATTTCGGGAAACCGGTATCGGCAAAAACTCAAAGGTTTATGAGGAGCCATGACTTAAATCATCCGCGCATGAGGCCGAGACCGTTCGGCGGATAAATTTTAAGGAGGCATGACATGGCTATAAATGCTGTGAAAAAATTAAGAGAAGAACTTGAAACGGGATTGCTCGATCCCGCCGAAACCGGCACCGCTTTATATGCGGTAAGTTCCGGCACCGCCGCTTATGCGACATCGGCCGGATCAGGAACGTCGGGTAGCTCAGGTTCTTCAGGAGATACGGGCACATCTGGATCTTCCGGTTCAAGCGGAACGAGTGGTACATCTGATTCGGGCACCTCTGGTACTTCCGGCACCAGCGGTGAGGATGGTTCTTCCGGTACATCCGGTACAGGCGCTTAGTAAACTTAACTTTGAGGACTGGCGGGGTGAAATTCCCCGCCAGATATTAATTATGATTTTAGCATCTTTATATTTCTGAGGCGAATATGCTGACCAATTTAAGTCTCGTAAGAGGCGACAATTTTGTACGCTCTCTTTATTTTACAGACCAAAGCGGAGCAGACGTTGATATCAGCGGCTACTCTATTATTTTTACCCTCAAGAAAAATTGGCAAATTCCTGATTCTGAAGCATCCCTTCAAAAAACAATTACATCTCATACAGATCCCGTAAATGGTAAATCCGTACTGGAACTTTTACCTGCGGATACCGTAAATCTTGAACCTTACGATTACGATTATGATCTTCAGATATTAACGGACGAAAATAAAGTTTATACCGTATTGCGCGGTAAATTTAAACTTGAATATGATGTCACGAGAGGCACAGCGGGTGTTTAATCATGGCTGATATAAATGTAACTCTTGCCAAAGAGCAGGACATAAAAATAACGATAGATAGCCGGGGAGCGGCAGGTTCTTCAGGAACTTCAGGATGGGGTACCGATGGGACATCCGGTTCTTCAGGATCTTCCGGATCTTCAGGATTCGGTTCGAGCGGTACCTCTGGGTCATCGGGATTTGGTTCCTCGGGCTCAAGTGGCACGTCAGGATGGGGAACCTCTGGCTCTTCCGGCTCCTCGGGCAGTTCGTCAACTTCTGGGACGAGTTCTACCTCGGGGTCGAGCGGTACGAGCGTAAAAGGAGATGCTGGCACTTCCGGTAGTAGTGGCACAAGCGGATTCGGCTCATCAGGAACAAGCGGGTCGAGCGGAATATCTATTTCCGGAACATCCGGTAGCTCTGGCAGCTCTGGATTAGACGGAACGTTTTTTGGATCATCGGGTACGTCAGGCTCCAGCGGGACAGGTGTTTCGGGTACGGGTGGTACGTCAGGCAGTAGCGGTTCAAGCGGCACGTCGGGAATAGACGGAGAGTCCGGGACTTCAGGAACTAGCGGCACGGGGGTATCTGGTACGTCCGGGACTTCAGGTACAAGCGGAGCCGATGGAACATCCGGTACG